CACCGTTCAGAGTGCGATACAGGCAGGATATTCAGAAAATTACGCAAACGCAAGAGCGTATGAATTGTTGGAGAATGTTGGAGTTTCAAAATACATCAAGGAGCTTTCTGATAAGCTCAAGGACGAGCGCATTATGAGTGCAAAGGACAGACAGGTTGCTTTGTCCGACATTGCAAGGAATGACGATCAGGACACCTCCGACAGAATCAGAGCGATTGACACGCTCAACAAGATGACGGGCGAATACACCGTTAAGGTTGACGCAAAGGTTGAGCAATCCGAAAAGCTCTCTGATGTGTTCAGACAGTTGGGTGGTGAGGGACTGAGTGAGTAACAAATTCCCGTTGTCACAAAAGTATATCGACTTTATCAACACAACAAATGTGTCGGCTGAATTTCTTGAAGGAACTACAGCGTCCGGCAAAACTACCGTCGGAGCAGGCGTTAAGTTTATGCGAATGGTGTCGCAGTCGCCGAAGAAGCTTCACGCAATTGCCGCCAAAACTACGGGCAAGGCTGAGGAAACTATCATTCAGCAGGATAACGGTATTCTTGACCTGCACCGTAACGCTATTTACTGCGGTAACGGAGACAAGGACTACAAACTTCCGCACATCAAGTTTGAGGGCAAGGTAATATACATTCTCGGTTACAGCAGTCGGGATAAATGGGAAATGGTTCTCGGCGCTCAGTTTGGGTGCGTTTATATTGACGAAATCAACACCGCTGATATTGAGTTTATCCGAGAGATGTCAACCCGTAATGATTATATGCTTGCAACCTTGAACCCCGATGACCCGTCATTGCCTGTCTATAAGGAGTTTGTGAACCGCTCCCGACCTTTTAAGAAATACGCAAACGATATTCCGCCCGAAATTACGGCGGAGCTTACAGAAGAACCTGTACCGAATTGGCGGTATTGGTTCTTTTCTTTTGCAGATAATTTAAGCCTTACACCCGAACAGGTTGAAAAGAAAAAAGCCTCTGCTCCAAAAGGAACAAAGCTTTATAAGAATAAAATTTTAGGATTGCGAGGCAGGGTAACAGATCTTGTGTTCTCAAACTTTAAGAGAGCAAGGCACATAAAAACAAAAGAATGGGCAAGGCGGTTTTTGCACTATAACCGCAAGTTGGAACACTTTGTTCAGTTCACGGCTGGACTTGATACCGCCTATTCGCAGAAGTCGCCTGATACTATCGCAATGACTTTTTTTGGAATCACAAACAGTGGCAAGTGTATTCAGCTTGACGAGAGGGTATATAACAATGCCGACCTTAAAACGCCCGTTGCGCCGAGTGATACGGTACGAAATTTCATTGATTTTCTTGACCGTAACCGTGATGAATGGGGCTTTGCACGCACGGCTTTTATTGACAGCGCCGACCAAGCGACTATTACCGAATTTCAAAAGTATAAGCAACAGCACGGCTGTGTCTATGACTTTGCAAATGCATGGAAGAAAACGAAGATTATCGACCGAATCAATCTTGTACTCGGCTGGCTTGCCACTGACTGTTATTTTGTGCTTGAACATTGTAAAAACACGATTGCCGAGTTTGAAATTTACAGCTGGCGAGAGGATAAAGACAACACACCCGAGGACGGTCACGACCATTGCATTAACAGCGGTCAATATGCGTGGCTGCCGTTTAAAAATATTATTGGAAGTGAAATAAATGGGGCTGATTAACAGAATGGCTGAATCTATCAGATCGGGAATTAAAAACTTTTTGCAGATTACTCCTGCAAGCGACAAAACAATTACCGTTACCGAAACAAGCAATCATCTGACCGAGTGCTTTATCAATCGCATTTGGTATTGGGGCAACAGCAAACAGCTTGCGGAGCTGTACAGGCAGATTGATACAAACAAAACTATGTTTTGGGCGGCAAAAAGCACAAAGGGACTTGAAATCCGTAAAATACACACGGGCTTGCCGGCACTCATCTGCGAAACGCTCGTGAATATCGTAATTGCCGACTACAACGGCACAGATGTTACAAGTAAAAATTCAACCGCTTATGCAGAGCGTTGGGAAGACATTGAAAAGCAGAACAAGCTATCCGACACGGTTAAGCAAATGCTCCGGGACCTATGTGTTGTCGGTGACGGTGCTTTTAAGGTCAGCTTTGACACGGCTGTATCAGATGTTCCGATTGTTGAATGGTATCCTGCCGAAAACATCGACTTTACATATGTGCGCGGCAGAATCCGAGAGGTTAAGTTTTACACCGATTACACGCAAAAACACCGCCGTTACCGTTTTGAAGAAACATACGGTTACGGCTATATTCACTATGCTTTGTATGATGACAACGGCAAAGAGATTGACCTGCACACGGTTGACGCTCTTTCGTGGATTGATTCAAAGGGCGTTACATTTGACGAATCATATATGTGGGCTGTACCTGTCCTTTACGGCAAATCGTGCCACAAGGGCAGAGGTGCGGGCATTATCGGCATAAAAACAGACGCTTTCGACAGCCTTGATGAAGTGTGGTCACAGTGGATGGACGCACTCAGAGCCTGCCGAACAAAGCAGTATGTGCCTGGTTGCCTTGTTCCGAGAAATCCCGAAACCTGTCAGCCAATATCGCCAAATCCGTTTGACAACCGATTTATCACCGTGGGCAACGATATGTCTGAAAACGGCAACGGCAACAGGATTTACACCGAAAGTCCGCAGATTCAGCACGAAAGCTATTTGAGTTCATACATTACTGCCCTCGACCTCTGCTTACAGGGCATTATATCGCCGTCAACTCTCGGCATTGATACGAAGAAGCTTGATAATGCAGACGCTCAGCGTGAAAAGGAAAAGACAACCCTTTACACAAGGCAGAACCTTGTGAAAATTACGCAGAACGCACTTCAAAGCCTTGTTGCAGTTGTACTCAATGCAGACGGTGAACTTAACGGCAATGGTATTGTTGAGGGCTTGGAAGTGTCCGTAAACTTCGGCGAATATGCAAATCCGAGCTTTGAAAGTCAGGTTGAAACCGTGTCAAAAGCAAGACAGGGCGGTTTGATGTCAGTTGAAACCTCGGTTGACGAGCTTTACGGCGACAGCAAGTCGGAGGATTGGAAAGCCGAAGAGGTGCAGAGAATTAAAGAAGAACAGGGCATTGCAGACGAGGAAGAAACTTCTCCATTTGATGATGTTGACCTTACCGACACGGGCAATGAACCCGATAAACCCGAAGATATCGCAAATCAGGACGATGACAGCAAATGAGTAAGCAATGAGTGATTACAACATTAAAGAGGCTTTTGAGAGAATTGAAAACGAGCTTATCGACAGCATGATGCGCAATTTCAGCCGTCACAGAGCCGAAGAAACCAAAGAGGGTTACAACTGGACACAATGGCAGGCTGAACAGTTCAAAAGTCTTGAAGAGTACCGTAAGCACAACGCAAAGAAATTCGGCAAGCGTTTCAAAACCATTAACAGCAAGGTTGAGGAGATGATTCGCACCGCCAAAGCTGACGGAAATGCAAGTCAGGAGGCAGAAATTCTTGAAGCTGTCAAGGACGGTTTCAAAGCCCCGAAAAAGCCGTCAGCACACAACACAGCCGAGTTTTTTAAGGTGAATGACCGTAAACTTGACGCACTCATAAAATCGACCACAGACGATTTAAAGAGGGCAGAAACGGCAGTTTTGCGTATGAGCAACGACAAGTACCGCAAGGCGATTTTTAACGCACAGGTTGCAATGAACACGGGTGCGGTTACATACGAAAAAGCCGTTGATATAGCTTGCAAAGATATGCTTAACGCAGGTCTTAATTGTGTGGAATACAAGAACGGTGCAAGGCACACGCTCTCGGATTATGCGGACATGGCGGTTAAAACAGCCAACAAAAGAGCCTATCTGCGTGGTGAGGGCGAAAAGCGAGCCGAATGGGGAGTATCCCTCGTTGTTGTGAACTCAAGACAGGGCGGTTGCCCCGATTGTGCAAAATATATCGGCAAGGTGTTTATTGACGATGTTTATTCAAACGGCAAAAAGTCAGACGGAAACTATCCGCTTCTCTCAACCGCAATCAAGAACGGTTTGTTTCATCCGAGATGTAAGGACAGCACAAGTACATATTATCCCGAACTTGATGATTTGGACGCACCGTTGTCTGAAGATGAAATCAAAGAGCTTGACCGTCAGCGAGGAATTGAGGAAAAACAGCAGTATGCACAGCGACAGGCAGAACGCTTTGACCGCCGTGCCGAATACAGCCTCGATGAGGACAATAAACGAATAGCCCAAACCCGAGCCGATGAGTGGCACGATAGGGCGAATACGCTTGAAGAAAAGGCGAAAAAAGCAGGGAATAGTTTGCCTGAATCTGTTGCAAAATCGGGTAAAAGTGGTATAATAAAAGAGAAAAGTAAAAAGCCTATTACTCCGATAACCGATAAAGCTATCAGTCGTATTCCTAAAGTTGATATTGAAGGTTATACAGAAGAGCAGTGTTTGGAAATTCAAAAACAGCACAAGGAGCTTTTGAAATTTTCAAAAGAACAAAATGAAAATAAAGAAGTTGCCTTCGTGTTAAAAAATGATGTGTCCAAAATGATTACAGAGCCTATTAAAGGAACTGATGAAAAAATAGATTTTGGATCAGCACTTCAAGGCAAAGATTTATTTGTTATGCACAATCACCCGAGAAACAGCAGTTATTCTTTAAATGATATTATCGAATTTATTAAGAATGATAGTATAAAAACATTTACTATTGTGAAAAACGATGGCAACATTGAAGTATTAACAAAGTTGAAAGGATACGACAGACTATCACTTTTAACAGAATTACAACGAATGGGAAAAAAAAGGATAAAAACAGGTTCTGATAGTGAATACAGAAAGGTTATTGATAAATTTTTAAGTAAACATCAAGAAGGAGGTTTATTTGAATGGAAGAAATAAACAAATCTGTTTTAGATGGTTCTAACGAAGAAGCTTCAAAACGTCTTGACGAAATAATTAAAGAACTTGAAAAACAAAGAAACAAAAGCTAACCGCTCCGTAAAAAGGGCGGTTTTGTTGTATCTTTAACTTGCCGAGAATATGTTCAGAGCAAGAAAAACGGCTTGTTTTCGGACTTTTTAACTTGTCTGTAACTTGCCGTAACAGAACTAAATACATCAAATCAGCACTTTGAGAAATCAGAGTGCTTTTTTATTATTAATCAAAGAAAGGTTTGATACTATGAGAAAAAGAATTTTAGCAATTGTACTTATGGTAGTTATGATTGCAACAACCGTACTGGTTACTGTGGGCTGTACCGAGGCAACACAGGTATCGTACAATGTTTCGCAGGAAGCAGACAATTTCAATGTGATACGCAGGCTTACGGTTATTAACACAAGAACCGATAAGCCGTCATTTGAACTTGTTGCCGTTTTTTCATTACAGGTCGATAATGACGATAACCAAATTGAGGTTGTCTGCGAAACGGGCAAGGGTGAATACAAAAAGCATATCATAGGTCTTAATGATGAAACTATGTATGTTGTAGAGGACATAAGCGGTGCAGAAGTGGACAAATACCGTTATGAAATTAACTTCCTGCCTAAACAGATTTTGCCGATTACATTTAAGAGTAAAGATTAACAGTTAAACCCGTCGATTTCGACCGGTTTAGAAAGGTGGTGACAGAATGAAAATCAGAGTAACAACAGCATTTAACGACAGGCAGAACGGCTATGTAACCCGACCTGTGAATGAAGTTTTTGAATGCTCCGAGCAGAGAGCAAAGGAACTCATTGACGGCGGTTTTGCAGAAGAGGTCAAGCCTGACGCTCCCAAAAAGCCGAGAGCCAAAGCAGTTAAAACAGAAAAAGCAGATTAAGCACTTTACGAATATGTAAGGTGCTTTTTTATTGTCCGAAGACATTAAACTACGGGAGACACCGTGCAAAACTGAAACAGAGAGACACTCTATAAACTGATTACGGGAGACACCCGAAAAACTGAAAGGATATGAAAAAATGGCAGAACCAAATCCAACACCAACCCCCAATGAACCGACACCTGCACCGCAGGGAAACGCTCCTGTCTTTGATTACGACAAGCTCGCAAGCCTTATTACAGGCAAACAAAGCGTGACAGAGGACACCGTGTTGAAGTCTTATTTTAAGGAGCAGGGATTGTCAGCCGATGAGATGAAAGAGGCTATCGGTGCTTTTAAAAAGCAGAAAGCCAAGAACACTCCCGACTTTGCAAAAATGCAGTCGGAAGTTGAATCTGCAAACAACGCAAAGCTTATGGCAGAAGTCAATCAGTCGGCAACCCTCGAAGCCGTAAAACAGGGCGTTGACATTGCAACCGTTCCGTATGTGCTTAAAATTGCAGACTTTTCAAAGGCTGTGACAGATGGCAAGGTCAATGCGGAAAAGCTGACAGAGGCTGTTAAAAAGGTGCTTGACGATATCCCCGCACTCAAGGGCAAACCTGCCGAGAACGGCACAGGAGTTAAGAAAATCGGCGGTGACGGCAACGGCAACAAAAATTTAACAGAAGATGCCTTAAGAGGAATTTTCGGCATCAAATCGAAAAAGTAAGAAAAGAGGTAAATAATTATGGCAGTATTAGAATACGCAACTATTTTCAGTAATGTTTTAAGAGAATTGTACGGTCAAGCCCTTACTTGTGATGACCTTTACCACTCAAACTCTGACATTCAGATTATCAACGGTAAGGATATTAAAATCCCGAAACTCTCGGTCAGCGGTTATAAAGACCATACACGAGGTGCAGGCGGTTTTAATTCGGGTACATATTCAAACGGTTACGAAACCAAAACCCTTGACCACGACAGAGATATTGAGTTTGCTATCGACCCTATTGATGTTGACGAAACAAATATGGTAGTAACTATCGCAAATATTCAGACACGCTTTGAAAAAACACAGGCTATACCTGAACTCGACTGTTATACTTACAGCAAGCTTTATACAGAAGCTAAGCGAGTTGGTGCAACAGTAAAAACTACTGCATTAACTGCGGCGAATGTGCTTGCAGATTTTGACGATAACCTTGAGGCTTTTGCCGAAGCGGGTGTACCGCTCGACAGGGTTATTCTTTATGCGACACCACAGTACAAAAAGCTTTTGAAGAATGCAGAGGGTATTCAGAGAACACTTGAAATCAGTTCCGCAAAGGGCATTGACCGCCGTGTCCGTTCCGTTGATGATATTGATAAGATTGTAGAAGTGCCAAGCTCAAGAATGAAGTCTTTGTTTGATTTTACAAACGGTTGTGTTGCTGACAGCTCAGCTAAGCAGATTGACTATATTCTTATTGACCCGGAAGCACAGGTGTCAAGAGTTAAGTATTCATATATCAATGTCTATACTCCGGGTTCTGACAGCCGAACAGCTGATAATTATATATATCAGAACAGAAAAGTTAATGGTACTTTTGCCATTGACGAACTTATGAAGCAGGGCGTAATCATTCATGCCGAGGCTTAAAGCGAGGTGAGAAAAAATGAAAGCAATCAAAGACAATAAGTCATATACAGTCAACACAGACGAGGAAGCTAAGACTTATGTATCCCGTGGTTATGATATTCAGGATGACAACGGCAAAATCAAAGAATATGGATTAGGCAAGAAAATTTCTGTTGATGATTACAATACTTTGAAGAAAGAAAATTCAAAGCTCAAAGCCGAAAACAAAAAACTTAAAGAGAGTACCAAGTCAGACACAAAGGAGTAAATCTATGTATACCGATTACATTGAACATCAGGGCGGAGATGAAAACAGTATTATCTCTGCCGAACACATTGATGTTCTGACTTTTAACCGCATTGATTTTGAAAAACTTTCGGAAATGCAGAAGAGAATCATCGGCAGAGTGCATAGCAGACTTACTGCTTTTGAAGAAGAAAATGCTGATATGATTTCTTCCTACCTGAAAAGCTATTCAATCAACGGCACATCAATGGAATTTGGCGCAAGCTGGAATTTAATGTGTATCAGCGGAGTGGCAATTCCTGCCGACCTCTATGCGTTGCTAAAATCAACAGGACTTTGTTATCCTGCAATCTGAAAGGTGCGTGAAAACCGTGAAATTTCCGTCACTTGTAAAAAAGCAGTTCTGCAAAACTCTTGTCGAGGTCACAATCTACGGTGAGGGTGTTACCGAAGACGGAGCACCCCTGACCGTGTTTGAATGCAAAAATCTGTATCCCTCCGACAGCTTGTACCCGTCAGCAACCCTGCACGGTGGCTCTGCCTTGTGTAATATGCAGTCAAAGGCAAAGACAGTCTATACCAAAGAACAGAAAATTGTTCAGGCGTCGGCTGTCTTGCTTTTTGACGGCGACATTGCTCCCGACAGCCCCACTTTAAGCGGTGGCTTTGTAATCCTTGACGGCGTAAAACGAAACATCGTACAGGGTACAAAACACCGCAACCCCGACGGTAAAGTTAATTTTACGGAATTGGATGTGATTTAATGGGATTTTCGGTATCATCAAAAATCAAACTCAATATTCCTGTTGTAAAACAGCTTGACAAGGCAAAGCAACAGGCTCTTGAACAGACAGGTGATGCACTTCTTACACAGGTGAAAAACACGCAGGTAATGCCGTTTGATACAAGCATACTTCAAAACGATAGTACCTCTGTTGATTATTCACAAAGTGCAAAGGGGGTAGTTAAAATTGTATCAGATACTCCGTATGCAAGAAGGTTGTATTTTCATCCCGAGTATAATTTTCACAGAGAAGTGTGGACGGATTCCGAGGGTAAAAAACACGGTGCGAACAAAAGTGCAGGCGGTAAATGGTTTCGATATTGGCTCAAAGGTGGAACAAGGCAGAATTTTTGCAGTCAGACATTTGCAGGATTATACAGAAAGGAAGCAGGACTTTGATTTATTTATCAGACATCAGAGATTGGTTGAAAAGTATTTCAAATGCCGAGCATTACTACATCGGCAAGCTCGACAACAAGCAGGACAGGTCAATCGGTGTGTATTCATTAAAGCAGTCAGGAACACCCACAAGGGCAATCGGCGGTGAAAGTACCTACGATACAATAAGCGTGTCTTTGCTTATCCATTACACCGACAACGCAAGAGAAACCGAGGAGTTTGCACGCAGACTTTACGAAACGCTTTACGGCATTAAAAATGTTGAAATTAAGGAACACAAAATCTATATAATCGAACTGCTCACGGAAGAACCCGTTGATGTGGGAACAGACGACAAGGGTGTGTATGAGCAGGTCATTGAAGTTAAATTTTATTACGAAAGGAAGTAATTTTATGGCAAAGGTTGAATCGGGAGTATTCCCGTGCTATGAAAATCAGTTTGCGGTTGGCAAGACAGGAACAGAATCCGCCACGACAAATATTGCTAACTGCGAAGAATTTTCCGTTGCATTTGACAACGGTGTCGAGGAATGGACAGCCTTTGAAAACGAGGGCTGGAAGTCAAGGCTTATGACTGCTAAGTCAATCACAATTTCGGTAAAGGGCAAGCGTACAATCGGTGACGCAGGCAATGACCAGATTGCCGCCCTTGCATTTGAAAACGGCAGAAAGGCAGAAGTTCCGTTTATGTGGACCTTCCCCAACGGTGCAACCGTCCTCTTTAAAAATGCAGTTGTATCCGTCACATCTAACGGTGCAGGCGCAAGTACGGGTGTTGCTCCGCTTGAATTTGAAGTTATGTCAAACGGCAAGCCGGTATATACAGCAGCCGCTTAAAAAACGAAAGGAATGAACAATTATGTCAAAGTTAATTGATATTACAGACAAACTTAATTTTGAGGAAAAGCCGAGTGTCAAAGTTAAAAATGTTGACCTTGCAATCAACAATGACGCAGTTTCAATGCTCAAAGTTGCGGCACTTTTTGAGGACGGCAACGGTAAAAGTAAAGATGTTATCGAAATGTATCATCTTCTTTTTGATGAATCCGAGAGAGAAAAGATTGAAAAGTTAAAGCTGAATATGCACGATTTCAACGCCCTTATCAGCGAATCTGCCAAAATTGCAACAGGCGATTTGACTGACGAGGGGGAAGCTCAGACCCCGGCTACGACCTAATTGATGACTTTGATTTAATCGTGTCGAGCTTTCGCTCGGAGTACGGGGTCAGCATTTATTCAAAGGATTTTGCAAAAATGAGTTGGAATGAGTTCTGCTCACTTCTGCAAGGCTTAGGACCCGAAACACCACTTGCAAGAACGGTTCAAATTCGCCTTGAAACCGACAAAGAGGTCTTGAAAAACTTTACTTCGTCACAGCATAAAATCCGCAACAAATGGCGGTCAAGGAATGTAAAGCACTATTCAGACGAAGATATGAACACCGTTCTTGCAGAATTTCAAAACTTTTTTGCAAGCTTGTAAACAAAAAGCCACTCCAAACGGGGTGGCTGTTCTTTTGCAAAATTTTATTAGCGTACATCATAACGGTGCACGCTGTTTTTATGCCTGTTTTTAAAGAATCTAAAATGAAAGGAAGTGGTGAATATGGCGACAAAGGCGGGTGAAATTGAGCTTGATGTCAGGCTTACGGGTGATGATATTTCTAAAACATTGCATAAGATTTCCGATTCAATTACAAAAAAGTTTGATTCGGCGTTTTCAAGTCTTTCAAAAGATTTTGAAAATGTAAGCACGGATATGAAACAGTCCTTTTCAAAGGTTGCGGAGGGCGTTTCTCAGAAAACCGAGAAAGAGTTTTCAAACATCAAAGGCAGCGGTGAGCAGTTAAGCAATTCGGTTTCATCCTCGTTTAAGAAAATCGGTACAGCTGTGGTTGCCGCCTTTTCCGTTGCCAAAATCAAGGAGTTCGGTCAGCAGTGCATTGAATCGGCTGCGGAAGTCAATGCGGCAAATTCGCAGTTTGAGCAGACTTTCGGCACAATGCAGTCACAGGCAGAATCAGCCATTCAGAGCGTTGCCGATCAAAGCGGTATTCTTGAAACCCGATTACAGGGTGTCGGCACAAGCATTTATGCCTTTGCAAAAACTACGGGTATGGACAGTTCAAGTGCTTTGGGAATGATGCAGGACGCATTGCAGGTAACAGCCGACAGCGCCGCATATTATGACCGTTCGCTTGAAGATACCGCAGAAAGCCTGAAATCGTTTCTCAAAGGCAACTTTGAAAATGATGCCGCACTCGGTTTGTCCTGTACCGAAACCACACGAAATGCGGCGGCTAATAAGCTGTATGGCAAGTCATTTACGGATTTGTCGGAATCGCAGAAACAGCTCACGCTTTTGCAAATGGTCAAGGACGCTAATCAGCTTTCGGGTGCTATGGGACAGGCAAGCCGTGAAGCAGACGGTTGGGAGAATGTAACAGGCAACCTCAGAGAAAGTTGGAAACAGCTCCTTGCCGTAGTCGGTCAGCCTATTCTTCAGGTGGCAACTCAGGTTGTAAAGCGGTTGAGTTCCGCACTTGCAACTTTAACGGAATATGCCAAAGGTGCGGTTGAATCGCTTTCAAAGGTCTTCGGCTGGGATACAGGCAACAACACCGCAAGCAATATCAAATCTGCGTCCGATTCTGCCAAAAGCCTTACGGATACAGCAGATGACAGTTCAAAGTCACTTAATAAGGTTAAAGACAGTTCCGAAAAAGCAAAAAGAAGTGTGGCAGGCTTTGATAAGCTGAATGTGCTTTCAAGCTCTGACAGCTCATCTTCAAAGTCAGACACCTTCTCATCGAAAAGCTCTTCCGGCAGTTCATCGGGCGGAGCTGTTGCAAAAAATGTTGTCAAGGACACAAGCAAAAATCTTTCGGGGGCATTCAAAAATCTATACGAAAAAAGCGGATTTAAAGGCTTTGTCAAGAATGTGCAGAAAGGTATTAACAAGGTTGATTGGTCGTCAATCGGCAAAAACTGCAAGACCGTTTTTGATAATGCCGTGCCTATTGCACAAAAGGCTTTTGAAAAGATTCAGCAGGTAAGTGCCGCCAAGCTCGGAGCAGTCGGTTCTGCATTCGGAGCGGTTGCGACAATCGGCGGAAAATCATTTCAGACCATTTCGGGCGGTGTTGCTAAGTGGATTTCCAAAGATAAAGACAAGATTATCAACTACATTGACACCATAGGTAATAACCTTACTGACCGTTACAACAACCTGTCAACCTTTTTCGATAACTTCGGCACACTTGCAGGCAATGCAATTGACAATGTTCGCCCTCAAATGGAAGAACAAATTTCCAATCTTTTAAGCGGTCTTACAACCTTTGCGGGCTCAGTCGGCGAAGTTGTTTCGGGTGCGTTTTCAACTGCAATCGAAAGCCTTGTTGAATGGACTGAAAATGACGGTGCAACAATCACTGAATTTCTCGAAAATTTACAATTGCAGTTTGCAGATGTGTTTAACTTTATCGGTCAGATTTTCGGAGATATCGGAACAATTATCAGTAATTGGTGGAACGGCAACGGACAGCAGATTTTTCAGAATATCTGCAATATGTTTACCAATATCGGCACAACCCTGATGAATGTTTACAATCAATGGATTAAGCCTGCGTGGGATTTTATCGTAGCAATCGTAAAATCAGCGTGGGAAAATTGGCTGAAGCCTGTTTTTGAAGGTGCAATAAACTTCTTCGGCAAGGTTGCAGACTGTGTTTCAACCGTGTGGAATAACTTCCTGTCACCGTTTGTAAACTGGCTTGTCAGCTTTTGGGGACCTATATTTCAGAATGTTTTCAATGCCGTAAAAAGGGTGTTTGATAATGTGTTTACATTTATCGGTGGGTTGGTTACCTCTATACAGAAAACATTCGGCGGTCTTATTGACTTTATCACAGGTGTTTTTTCGGGAGATTGGAAAAAAGCTTGGCAAGGTATTTACGACTTTTTCAAAGGTATTTGGGATGGTATTTGTGCCGTGTTTAGATTTATTGTAAATGCTATCATTGACGGTATTAACGGCTTGTGGACGGGTATTTATAACTTTGTTTCCGGTGTTATCAATGCAATCGGCGGAATTGCAGGGGCAATTGGTTCTGTCATCGGGCAGGATTGGAGCTTTTCAATGCCTGAAAATCCGCCTCTCATTCCGAGATTTGAAGAACCCACAGAATCACCTGCACGAAAATTTGCAAACGGTGGTATCGTTAAAGCTCCGACACTTGCTGTTGTCGGCGATAACGCAGGCGCTAACAGCGGTAACCCTGAGGTTATTTCCCCTCTTAACAAGCTGCAGGGTATGCTTGACAATTCTGGTGGTCAGGATACCGTGATTCTCACACAAATTCTTGACCTGCTTAAACGCATTTATGAAATGTTCATTATCTTTCGCAATAACGGCGGCAACACTTATTCGTTTACTGCCGAGCTTGAGGGTTCAACGCTTTTTGAAGAAATGATAAGGCAGGATGAGCTTTACAGACGCAGACACAACGGTAAATCCGCATTTGCATAAGGGGGGGATGATATGTCAAATTACAACGGCTGGTTGCTTAAATTCGGCAACAACATAATGCCGAATAAGTACATTACCGCATTTTCGTCAACTCCGAATCAGCGGCTTGAAACTTCTGCGGAACGAGATCAGAACGGTACGCTTCAAAGAGCAACGCTGTCAAATTACAAAACAAAAATTTCGTTTTCAACTCACATTCTTCATCTTGACGAAAAGATTGATTTTCAGTCGATTATCAACCTCTCAATGGCGAATAAGTTACAGAGAAAGTGCAGGGTAACTTATTGGAACGATGAAACGAACAGCTATTACACCTCTTATTTTTATATTCCTGATATTGAATATACCGTAATGAATGCCGAAAAGAATGATATAACCTATCAGCCGATTACTGTTGAGCTGATTGAGTATTAAGGGGTGATTTTAAAAAATGCTTGTATCTAAAGAAATTGCTGATAAGCTGAAAACAAACACACTTTACAACACCGTTGCCCTGCATTCACCCGACGGCAGTTTTGAGGATATAACAGGTGAAAGTATCGTGCTTGACAGCTTTTCGCTTGAAAATGAAATCGTTGAAAAAGAATTGAAATTCGGCGGTTGCATAGCCTCTGAAATGAGCGTGAAACTCATTGATTATGATTGCTCGGCTTTGATAGGAAAGACGGTACAGGTCATCATAACGGCAACATATCTTGAATCGGAGCTGTATCCGTCAGATGATTTGTACCCGTCAAATACTCTTATTTGTCCTGCCGAAACAGGAACGGTTGAATGTCCTGCTTTCTACGGTAAAATTCAGTCGGCTCAAAGAGATAAAAAACAGCGTAACATCGTCAAAATCACAGCCTATGACGCTTTTTATGATATGTCAAAGGTGGATATGTCTTTGTGGTTTGGAGGCAAAGAGAACTATGGTTATGCGCACTATCAAAAAGACGATAATTTTAAGAGCTTTTATTCAATAATCGCAGAATTTGCCAAAGATTATGCAATTACAGGGGTTTCACCGCCGAGCTTATCTATCTTTAGTGTACCGCTGAAATTTGATGATACCTGCGTGGAAAAGGTTATAAAGGACATTACCTTGTCAGATTTAATCCAAGCTTATGCAGAATTAACTTTGAGCTTTGCCGTTATAGATGCCGACGGAAAAATGCGTTTTAAAAGGCTGTATTCTCAATCTTCCGTTGAAACAATCGATTCGTACAAAGATTTATCCTTTGAAGATTACGAACTTGAGCCTATCCGTATGTACAGTGCTAAGTTTGCTGATAAAAAAGCGTTTTTGTATGGCAACAGTAACGATTTTTCGTGGTATGTTTCCGATAACATTTTGATGAGGTGCAGAACAACAGCAAGTGATATCGGCACAAAATATAATTCTGTTAATTTTTTTGGTGATGTATATAAATACCGCCCGACAAAAATTAAGCTGTTTTCGTATTGGTGGCTTGAGGCAGGCGATAAGTACACAATTAAAACTCCGTTTGAAGATTTGCCGACAATTGAAACATTTGTGTTCAATAAGAAAATGAACGGATTTATAACTACCCTCACATCAAAGGGCGAAAAACGATTAGGAAAGGAAGTAAAAGAAAATGAACAAATACAATAAAATTGTCTTTGTGAACGGCTCTGCTCCGCCCCTCAATGCCGACAACCTCAACCATATGGACGAGGGGATTGAACGGGCAACAGACGGAGCAATTGCACTTGAAACCGAAATAACCACGGCAAGAGGTGATTCTGCCGACCTGAACACACGCTTCACCGCTGATGAAGCAAGCCTTGAAGCCGTGAAGTCTGAAATAGCCACGGCAAGAGGCGGTCATAATTCGCTTGGAGCAAGGCTTGATACGGTTGACACAAATCTTACAAAAAAAGCAAACAAAAGCGACATTGATTCGATTAATTCCCGTTTGCAAAGCACTGAGACAACGCTGAAAAACAAAGCTAACATAACTGATATGAGCAACGGCCTTGCGAGCAAAGCAGATAAAAGTACTACACTCGCTCAGTTAAGTAAGTTAAAGAATAATACAGGTGATATACCACAAATTTTAAATTCTACAGTTAAATCTGTTGGATTCAAGGTGTTAGAATTAGAATGGGTTGAAGGTATCATTGATAGTGCTACAGGAAATGTAGGAACTAGCAAAAACAACGCTATTACGGATTTCATACCTGTTTCTATTCTTGGAAATAACACTATATACATTACACCTCAAAACGGCTGTAAAGTATATGTTTATAAGTATGATGTGAACAAGAACTATACAGGCATTTTAGTAAACGGTGCAACAAAAGAAGTTGTAATCATTCCTGATAGTCCATTTTATCGCTTTATGCTCCAAAAAACAGACGGAACTAAATTCCCGATTAGCATTGCTAATTTATGCGCTGTATCTGGAATTAAGTCAGGAGCACTTACTAAGGAACTGAATAAATTAGCGTCATTTACAAAACCTTCTTTTTTATTAAATACAAAAAATAAAATTGATGTAGAAGATATTTTTCCATTAATTAAGAATTACCAAATTAATGGAAATACCGGATATGAATTTACTTCTTCTAAGAATGTTATGATAAGCGATTTTATTCCTATTAAAGATTCAGAAGGCAATGCTCTTATTGAGAAAATTGAATTTATATTCAATGGTAAATCTCCAGCTGGAAACGCTGTCATGTTTTTTTATGACAAAAATAAGGCATATCTTAACAGGCAAGTGATTGCAAATGTTGATTCAGAACGCATGACCGTTATGCTTTCAAACTATCCAAACGCCAATTTAGTGCGTTTACAGTATAGACTTGACGTTCTACCTGAAATGAAAATCTATTTGAATGTTATTCCAAGTATCTATACATGGATTAATATTACAAGACAGCAAATCGTTGATGATGCGAAAATTGATGTCGGAAAAAATTACTATTTAGTCAAAGGTGAGCCCTTAGAACTATTCCGTCACGGAATGATAAGAAAAAAATATGGTAATTATTCAAAACCCGAGGATGATTATCTCATTTCGTTAAATAATAGCCCAGGTTATACAAGTGATTATGTATCCAAATTGGTATTTAAAGTGCCAACTTCTGCAAGTGGAGATAAGTTAGGCAATTACGAACCTTTTAGTTCTGCACCTTGTTTGAGACTTTATGATTTAGATATGAAGTCACTGGATTATCAGTACATTAATATCTATATGTCAGATAAAACTAAAATAGCTAACAAAAAGCGTAATATATGCTTTTTTGGCGATTCTCTTACTGCTATGGGCTATATATCTAAGCATGTAAAAGATAAATTGCATGAATATGGATTAACAAATACTAAATTAGTTGGAGTTAATACAAACTTGGATGACGAGGAAAATCGTTATACAGCAACGGGTGGCTATAGTTGGGATAATTACACCAAAGACCCTGCGCTCTTGCCAAGTAACCTCGGAAAAAATCATCTTTGGAATCCAAATGTTAATGATATAGACTTTTCGTATTTTATGGGAAAATACGGAAATGGGGAAACTATTAATTATGTGGTTGCCCTTATTGGCTGGAATGATTACGACATGAGGAATACTACATGGAAGGATTATGCCACAGAAGGAATATCTGCTATTGAAAGAAAGGCGAGAAAGTTTATAGGTAGATTACATGAACAATATCCGAATTGTAAAGTTCTTTTGGTTGGATATCATGTATCTACAACAGCAGAAAGAAATATGCATCCAAATTTACCTTATGAAGCACGAAATAAATTTGTGTGGGAATTAAATGATTTGTACAAGTCATTCGAGGATGAATTTTCTTTTGTTCATTTTATTCATACTGCATCACAGTTTGATAGTTATAATAATATGCGAAAGCAGAATACAAAGCCTAATATCTACGCAGTTAATACGATTGAAATGGTTACAGACGATGTACACCCTGCCCCGGAAGGTTATTATCAGTATGGAGATGCAGAATTAAGATGCTTAATGTATCTTATGCAAAACGAAAATTAACTCTTTTAAAAAAATATCGAAAGGATGATAACAATGAAAGAAAACATTTTACAGGCATTATTTGCCACAGTATGCGGTGCTATTGTCGCATATCTTAACATCTTGCTTGTGCCGTTTGCGGTGATGATTGCGGTAATGATTATCGACTACATCACTGGAATGGCACAGGCATACATAAGCCACACGCTGAACAGCCGTGTCGGTGTAACAGGCATTATCAAAAAGGTAGGCTATATCGTAGCTGTAGCGGTCGGTATTGTTGCCGACTATCTCATCAGTTCGGCACTTGTCAACTGCGGAATCGACCTGCGAATTAACTACTGTATCGGCATGATTGTTACGATTTGGTTTATCATCAACGAGTTGATTTCAATTTTAGAAAACCTCTCTGAAATTGGTATTCCATTGCCGAAATTTTTGGTATCAATCGTTAAAAGGCTGAAAACCACAGTCGAAGTAAAAACAGACGAAAGCGAGGAATAATTATGTCAACAAAAAGAATCTATCTCAGTCCGTCGAATCAGAATAGGAACACCTATGCAACGGGCGGTACAAATGAAATGGCTCAGTGCGACAAAATCGCCGCCGCAACAGCCAAAGCTCTTAAGCGTTGCGGTTTTGAGGTTATGGTCGCAAAGTCGGGAACGCTTATGCAGACACGCTGCCCCGAATCGGACAAGTTCGGTGCAGACATTCATATGCCGATTCACACCAACGCTTTTAACGGCAAATACACAGGCGGTACAAGAGTTTTCTGCCTGAACTCAAACGGCAGAAAGGCTGCCGAGGCGGTAAAGTCTGCCCTCGGAGCAATTTCACCCGGCAAGGATGATTCAGTCAGCTACAAAACCGACCTCTACGAAATCAATGTGCCGAGGGCATTGACCGTGTATGTTGAGTGTGAATTTCACGACACCGTGACAGGCTCGAACTGGATCAGGAACAACACAAACGCAATCGCTGAGGCAATCTGCAAGGGTATGTGTAAATACTTCGGCTATAAGTATAAGTCGGCAAGCTCATCAGGCACAACAAAGCCTGCACAGACTGCAAAACCGACAACATCAAAGCCGAGCACATCAAAAGCGTTTAAACCGTACATTGTCAGGATTACCGCAAATGACGGCGTGAATATCCGTAAAGGTCCGGGTACAAATTACGATGTGAACGGTGCTGTTCCAAAGGGCGGAGCGTACACGATCGTAGCCGAAAAATCAGGCACAGGCGCAAAAAAGTGGGGCAAACTCAAAAGCGGTGCCGGCTGGATTGCCCTCGACTATACAGCAAAAATTAAGTAA